GAGCTGCATCTGTGATAGCTCCTTGATTCTTTTCCTTCCAATTTTTATAAGCCTTAGTTGCATCACCATTAATCTGGAATGGAGCCGCACTCCATGCTTCCTCTTTTGTTCTACCAGTTACTTCTAATTTCTTAAAGTTTACAAACTTTGTTTCTACGTTTTTTGCCATAATTTTTAATTCATTTTTCATTTTTCACTAATCATCTCTTCAACTAAAAATTATCTTCCATAATCCAGCATCTCTTCGATGTTGGTGATACAAATATAGGCACTTGAGTAAGACTGCCCAAGTGCCAAATAGTTAATAAATGTTAAATTAGAATGGAACATACTTATTTAAGATATCCTTTATTTTTGGAATTATTTCTTTATCTTGCAATCCAAAAGTTGGAAAATTAGTACATCCATATGAAAAATCCTCCGCTAAAACTGCAATAGTATCTAAAAAATCTTCTGGAATACTCATTCCAGATGCTATTTTATAAACTACTTGTAAATAAGTTGCAGTTGGATTTTTCTTTTTAATTTTAGTTACAACATAACCAACTAAGGCGATTAAAGCTAATTTTTCATTAATATCACTATTAATGTATCCTAAACTAAAATGTTCGCTATATAACTTAGCTTTTTCCTTGTAGGTCAATTTCTTCTCGAAATCCTTCATATCCATTACAAGTATAAAATGCCACAGTTTTTAATAATCTGGTAAATTCATCCATTCCCTTCTTAAATAACTCTTTAGTCATAGGAGTTACTTTTGTATAATAATCTGGGAATGTTTCTACTACTAAGAAATTACTTTTAATAGTAAATTTCTCGTTTTTAATTTTATGTTTTACGTACAGTTGAAGTAGCCAACAGTACATAGCCATTTCTCTATAATAATGATACTTATTTATAGATTTTCCAAACTCTGTAATATATTTTCCAGTAGTTTTTAAATCATTTACTGTTATTACATTATTTTCTAAATCTATATTATAATTATCCAACTTACTCTTAAGTCTTAATTTAAATGGCTTATTACCAGGGACTTCTACTAATACATCCATTAAAATAGCTTTTTCATTAGCTGTTTCCCCTGTCTCAGGATGTAATAAACTCTGAATTTCTTTATTCTTATTTAGGGCTTCTAAAACTTTCTTTAAATTATTTCTAGCTTTAGCATCTAAATAAATCGGGGTTTTAGTAGAAGTATTACCAGACTCAAATAACGCTCTGTTTCTCCAATAAGAATTACATTTGTCTCTTAGTTCAGTAATCCTCTTTTCATTAAGGCTATTTTTATAGTAATCTATCTTTTGGGAAGCTGCTCGTATTTCATCGTCTGTAGGAGGAATTCCACTAGGATTATATAATTCCTCAGCCATAGCACCAGCTTTGGCTGTTGGTCTCTCTACAGAATCTATTAGTTCAAAATCTTCAGGTTGAAGAGTAAGTTCATGAACAGCACTACCAAATACTAGACTATCACTATATAATTTAGGTCGTGTTTCAAAAAATTTTTCTGGAGAACCGTCCTGGTCTGGATTAATTAGTGTTAATCTAGAATTACTAATGTAATTAGAATATTTGTCTGAAAAATAGATAGCATCATCTATATCCTCTAATCTTAAAGTTTCAATTAGAGGGGTAATTTTAATCTCACTTAATTTCATTACCACCTAATATTTCCATTTCGAAGAATCATATCTATAATATCATCCGCAGGAACATCAAATTTTTCTGACAAATCGGATAAAGTATCTATTATAGTTTTTCTATTATTAAAATATTCATCCTCTATTTCTTCCAAATGTTCATCCCATCTATCATTCACATAATCAGTAAGATAATTATGCAATTCTTCTTTTTCTGATTCATCTTCAAAGATTATACCAAACTCTTTTGCTAAATCATCTATATCAATATCATCAACATCTGTATCATATTCAAACCATTTAGCATCAATTATCAATTTGGCAACGGATTCAATATCAGAAATTTCTTCTTCTTTAATTTCTTTAGTTACTATTTTTTTCATTTATTCCAATTTTTAATAATCATTTCAACAATTGCATCATTAGGGACTCCAAATTCAGTGTCCATTTTACTATAGAGTTCTAAAGATTCTAAGATACTCTCTTTATTAGAAAAGAATTGACTTTCCACACTTCGAAATAGTCTTTCATTATGTTCTGAAAATAAGGTACAAAGTTCAGTAACAAATTCATTCAACTCTGTAGGATTTTGAAATGTGACATTATAACCATAAGGCATATAATCTTCTACATTTTGCATAACATATTCAAAATCATCTTCAATGAATTCATCTGAAGCAACACTTCTATAAGATTCTAATGCTAATTCCTTTATAGAAACATTAATTTCAGCACTAAGTGTTTTTACTACTTCCTCTTCTTTAGTTACTTTCATAAATCATTTTATTATAAACATTTTCTATTTCAGACATACTCAATGAATATACTCTATATTCTGTTTTATAATCTCTATTATATGGACTATCCATAAGTAAACAAGGAATACCTAGTTTATTTAATTTTTCAAAATTATGAATAGAATCGTCAATAAATACATCAACTCTACCCTTAATTCTAGATGCTTTATCAGCAAAATAACCAGGTACTTGATAAACAGGAGCCTTTGGAAACTCCTGTTTATCCAAGTATTGTTTAGTCCAAGGTTTAGGATTAACTCTTGCAGTACAATATAAAGCTGGAGTAAAATCAGGTTTTCTTAAAACTGGTAATGTTAACCAAAAATTCTTATCTTTTTTAAGAACTCTTTCAACATTTCTAGTTATGTCAGAAGATTTTTTTGGATAACCAAATCTTTTAAAATACTCCCCATAGAAATCTGCAACAGTTTGGTCTAAATCTAATCCTACTCTAAGCATATTTCTTTAATTGGATTTAAGTTAAACGAGCTTGGAGTAATAATCACCTTGTTTTCTTTTAAAATTACATTCTTAGAATATGCTTCTTGAGGATATGTACTTACTGGTAATTTTGAATTTTTAAGATATGGATAAAAGTTAGCTCCAAAAGCCACATTATTTATATCATTCTTTATTATTTCATCCTGAAGATAATCAAATACACCTTCTTGTAGTCCAGAATCACTTCTTCCATGTTTCATTAAAGGAAGAAGAACATGATAGTGAATATTAGAACCAAAATCTCTTGTAGACACAACAAAATCTTCTACAGATTTTTTATTAGAAATCAAATGATGAATCATCACTTTACATTCACCATATTTGAGAAGATTATCTATAGCTCTAAGTGCTCTAAATCTAAGTAATTCATTACCAAAACTTACAGCTACACCACCTACAAAATTTCTAGTAGCTTCTAGGATTTCTTGACATCCAGTAAAATTAGTATTAGATAAAATTATACCATTAGTAGTATAATTCGGAACTACATTAGTCTCATATACAGTCTGTAAGAATTTAGGAAAATCTGGATGGATAGTAGGTTCTCCTGTTGAACCAATAGCAATTTGAAATGGTTTAAGAGTCTTAGTAACTTTCTTAAACTTTTCTTCTGGATAAAAAGCCATCCACTTTTTCCAAGTTTCACATATATTTGGAAAATCTTCCCCTTTTTTAGTTGCAGCAACGTAACAGAATGGACATTCGGCATTACATCTTGTAGTAATACCTACGTCATAGAATTCAGATAATTCTGGAGGAAGTTCCATAATACTTTCAACACTATCTCCAAATCTTACAGTCTTTAAATTAGACCACAATGCATTATAATTATAATCTTTAAGTGTTCTTAGTTTTACACCCCAATCTTTAAAATCTTTCATAAATAATTAAGAGGTTCTTCAGTTTCAACAAATTTTTCGTAATTCAACTTATTTTCTACCCAAGAAACCCATTCCTCTGGAACAAACCAAGAATTTTTACTTGAATCAAAGTAACAATCCTCTTTATAATTCGGATGGTCCATGTAAAATTGAATTTCAGGCCATTCTACTCTAATAAATTTCTCTAACATTAAGTATAATATTCTCTAAATTGAAAAATACCATCAATATAACTTATAAGGTCTGCAGCATGTTTATCTTTTGGATTCTTAGCAACAACATTTATTCCTTCAAAAGCAGGTCTATCATATTGATCCAATGTTAATGCATATTCTAATAATTCTTGTTCATTTTCTGGTTCTCTATTAAAAGCGTCATAGAAATCCTCATCTAAAAATGAGTCTGGAATAAGACTTATTTCAAACAAATCATCGAATTTTTTATCACTGCCAGCAATCTCAAGAATAGAATTAACTAATTCCTTTATTCTATTAATTCCTTCTTCATCATAAACACAGTAAACTTCAGAAGAAGAATTTGTGATTATATCACTAAAACCAATAATTACCATTCGTAGTCTATTTTATATTTTCCTTTCCAAGGTTCAAGAACTTTTTCAAGACCTGGTTTAAATATCATATCTAATTTTTCAAACCAACAACCATAAGCAAAAGATACTGATATAAAGCCATTATGCATATGAGTACCTCCTTCCATATTATCACTTTTTCCTAAATTTTCTATAGTGTTATAAATTTCTTCTAATATTTCTTTATTATCCGCAGTAATAGTACAAAATACTTCTGAGGAAGAATTAGTTATAACATCTGAAATACTTAAAATTTTCATCCTAAATGTTCTCTATGAATAGATTCAACTTCGGTTTTCCTTAATTTATTTCTTTTTTTATAATCAGGTTCGTTCCAATCATAATAAGGAAGTTCTATTTCTCCTAAATCTTTAGCATAATATCCAGAGAATTTCTCTTTGAATTTAGGAAAATTATATAAACTACTTATAAATTCCATAAGCCAATATGGAATAGTATTATCATCAACAGAATGAATTAACAAATCATTTTTAGCTACATGATAATCCCAATTAATATCAATATAAGAACCCTCTGCTATTTCAAATTCTAATATTTCATTAATATTTAATTCAAGTATTTCACATAAATTCTTTATTATTTCAGGAACTTCCTTATTTATTTCATCCTGAAACTCTGGTTTAGCATGAATTATAAATACCTCACTAGAGGAATTTGTAATAACATCTGATATACTTAATATTTTAGCTATCATAGTCTTCATTTAAATCAGTTACGATTAAACCATAGGACTCACATTCGTCTTGAACATCTTCCCATGTATCTAACCCTATCAAATCTACTTTATCATTTACATCTTCCAAAATTAAGGAAGCTTTTTCTATTGCTTCTTTATAGGAAGAAGCTACAACTTGTCTTTGATGTTCAGTTTTTCCTTTAAAATAAGAAAATTGATATGTATTCATAATATTTTATGTTGTTTAGTGTAAGCATCTAAAAGGTCATAGAAAAAATCTTCTTCTACCATAAAAATAATATTGTTAGAAGATATAGTATTCTTTTTCCAACATAAACAAAATGGTTTAGATTTATCAGGACATTCTTCTCTAATTCCAAAATAATTTGGAGTATTAGCATAATTTTTTACTTGAATATTTACAGGTAACTTACGTTCTGTATCACAAATATCTATTTTAGAATTATCCATCTTTTTGGATTCTCCAGCTGACCTTTCGCAGCCAGTATATCCAATTTCTCTTAATTTATCTCTCACTCTATATTCTAAATCCTTTCCCTTAGATTTAGATTTTCTAGCTTGATAAGATTTTTTAGTATGTTCATCTAACCATTCGAATGTTGTACCATCTTTTCCTCCACAACCTTTCTTATTACATCTTATTTTAATGCTTGCCACACTTAAGCCTAATTGTTCACTAGCTTCTTCAATAGATTGAAATATCTAAACTGAACCGTCTTTCAAAGTTGCTTTGCATGAAGTATTCAATATACTTTTAGCCATTACTTTAATTTTTTTAAATATAGTTTTAAGAACTTAATTGTTCCGTCTTTACCATTCTTTTTATAAAAATCACTAATATCTTTAACTCCATATTTAAATGGAATCCAAAAATAATTAAGTTCTGGATAGCTTTTTCTTATCTTTATTAAATTAGTTAATCCAGGTCTATCATTATCATAAAAAACAACAATATGTTTAAATCTAGACTTTAAATCTTTTAACATTTTTTCTGTAATAAATAAATTCTCAGAATTTGGAGCAATAGATGCTATACCAAAACTAGCAAGACACATAACATCTTTCATACTCTTAGTAATAACTAAAAGTTTTCCTTCTTTTGGAAGTTGCTTATATCCTTGAACTTTTTTTGCAGGCCAATTTGTTAAAAATCTATATTGTTCTCTTTGTGAATAATATATTCTCCATAATTCTTTTCCTTCATATATTCCCCCAAAATATCCAAAAGTTAATTTACTATTAGAAGTAAATAATTTATCATTTAAAAAAACATTTTTACAAGAATATACATCATATTTTTTAAGTAATTGTGGGGTTATTCCAAATTGAGACCACCATTTTAATTCAGATTCAGAAAAATCTTTTATTTCAACACCTATTTTTGCAGGTTCTTGATTTTCAAACTTCTGGACAATTTTTGTAATTTTTTTGGGTGTACTTCCATCCTTTAATCCAAAATCTTCTGCAATTATATTTATAGCTTCATAATAACTAACTGAATATTTAGCCATTACTACTCCTATAAAATTTAACTGTTTACCAGTAGCGAAATCATGAAATAATATTTCTCCATTTTTACTTTTATAAAAAGAACAAGTTACCTTGTTATCCTGTCTTAAAGGATTCTTATATAAACCCTTTTTGACAGGAATACCAAGATAATGACTTAGATATGTTTCTTCAGAATATTTAGAGATTAAATAGGCTTTATCAATCTTTTGGTTTATTCTGAAATTCATATCTTATTACAATTAAATATCTCCTAAATCAAGATCATCAATACCATCACCTGTATCTGTATCTATGTCATTGCCACCTGCATCTTTCATTGGTGTAGGTTTAGCACTTTCGTATTCTTTCTTTTTGCTAAGTTCCCATGCAGTAAATGCAAGATTATCCCCTAAGAATCTTTCAGACATAAAAGGTTCTCCAGTTTTACTATTAATTCTTACAAAATTTGGAAGAGCAGCATAAACTGTACCTGCATTATTTCTACCCGCAAGAAGTAAAGAAGTTGTTATAGTACTGCCATCTAATACTTTGTGTAAGAGAGCAATAAATTGGTCAAAAGTGGAAATTTTTCCACACGCTTCCATGAATTTATCACGTTTAGTAGGTGCAAATGTTTCTACTAAATGAACTGCAAAATATTTAATTCTGTCCATATCTGAAGGCATTTCAGATTCATGTCCATTTGCATTAGCTATCTTACGTCTTTCCTCTCCATTTTCTCCTGGTTCAAATATTCTCTCTTTATAAGAACCTTGTGGACAAGTAAATGTAAAGTCCCATGCTCTCCAAGTTCCACCATCTTTGCGATTTCCTGTTACTACATCGCTAATACCTTCGAATTTTACTTCATCATAAATGTTCCAAGCTCTAAGAAACGAATTTGTTTCTGTACTTACTTTTGCAATATTACCAAAATTTAGCATATTAATTCAATTTTATATTACTACTAACTGATTATCTTTAAAGTTCGAAATTGAAGTCATCATCACCGATTTCTTCTTCATTTCCACCATCTTCTACAACATCTACTTCAGGAACTTCAAAATCTTCTTCAGGTTCTGGTTCTGGAGTAGTCTCTATAACCACCTCAGGAGTATTCTCTCCTCTGAGGATAAATAAACCACCTTTATTAGGATGTGGTTCTAGAGTGAACTCTGTACCATAATTGCTAAGCTCATCATTAACTTTACCTCTACAACTTACTGTATTAGTCTTAGTTAATTTATTACCTGCTTTAGTTCCCCAAGCTTCACTTGTTCCTATAACAGGATAAGTCTTTTTCTTAAACTTTTGGAACTTAATATCTATGGTTTCTCCTGGTTCTACGCCAAGAGCATCAACAGCACCTGTAGTAAGAATATATTTATTCTCCTCAAGTCTTAAAATAGGATCTGGATTCTCATCCACTTTGGACTTAGATGAACTTCCACTAGATGCTCTAGGTTTCTTAATTGAATCTTCTTTAAATTCTCTCGAATCTTTGAAAATTTCACCAGTTTCTTCATCTACCCATTCTGTGGTAATAGTTTGCTTTACAATTTTATACATTAATAACCATTATTATAATCGTTAATAACTCGTAAAATCTCATTCATATCATTATCTATCAATAAGTCATCATACATTCCCATAGGAGTTTTAGCTACGTGTTCTCCATCAGAATTTGTTAAAAACTTATAATCCATTCTATCTCCATTTGGAATAGCTAAAGCATAGAATACATAAGTAAACAAACCTTCTGGAGTTACTTTCTCTTGAACCATCTTTCCTATGGTTTTTAGAGTCCAATGTGGATTTATAGCATCTCCAGTATTTTCTGAATGGGCTGTAAAAATTAAATTTAAGTCATCTCTTAGAGTATCAGCTAATCTAAGTAAATCAGTGAAATCTCCTCCAATATCATTAAATTTTTGGAAACCTACTTCAGACCTTCTATCCATATATTCAAAACACATAGTATATTGAAGATCATCAACAACTATATTTTTGATTTCAGGACGTTTAGCATTTACAAATTTAATAATCTTTGCTACATTTTCACTTTTTGCAGTTTGATACCAATTACCTGTATTCTCTTTACTATTAAATTTAGTATACTGCTTTTTCCAACCCCTCCAAGGAAGTGGCTTAGATGTAGTACTAACTATAAAAGTTTCTTCTGGATTTAAATTTCTTAAACTAGTACTTTTTCCTTGTCCACTTTCTCCTAAAACTAAAATAGTATTAGCCATTATATTACGAAATTACATTTCTTTGTAACTACTTTATCTGGAACACTAATATCATCTTTTAATAATAAATATTCTGGAGAAATATATTTGGTAAAATCGTTTATTTCATTAGGTTTAGGTAATTCTGCCCAAATATTACAAGCTCCAAAAAAGTTACATCCGATTTCAACATCGGAATCTCCATATCTATCTTTAAGAACACAAATAACTCTAAAATTATTTCCGAGTGTTTCTATATCATAACCTCGATAATCGTTTAATTTATCTCTATTAGGATTATATATAGAAATAAGAATTTCACAATCCTCAACAGGACCACCACTATCTTTAGTATCATTAATAGTAAAAGCACTCATTCCTTGTTTTCTCCTTTCCATATTACCTTGTTCTCTGTTAGCTTGTTGAACAACTACTGGAGAGATTCCACAAATATTTCTTAAAGTTCTTAAATATGAAGAAGTTTCATCTATCTCTTGTTTCTTAGTATTTCCTGTTTGAGGTCTAACTAACGAAATATGGTCAATAACAACTTCAAAAACTAAATCTGGATTATTAGGATAATATATTTTACGGTGGTCAGATTCTTCAAATCTTCCCAATTTAGATAATTCATCCATTAATAACTTATATAAAATTTTAGAGTTTAAAGATTTATCATATATAGTTATTTTGGATTCTATTTTCTTTAACCAAGGTAAACAATCCTTTATTATATTATAATATTCATCTGGTAAAACATATCCTTTCTTTCTAGATAATATTTCTTTTAAAGAAATTATTAATCCATATTTTTCAAAAATGTACATAGATAATAACTTACCAAATATCATATTGGCATTCATTTCTAATGAAGCAAACCATACTTTAAAATTATCATCATTTAAATGTTCCATTAATGGTTTATATACATAAGCATATAAAACAAAATTAGTTTTACCTGCTCCTGAATTAGAAAATACTACTGTATAGGTTTGTTTAGTTACTCCATCTATCACAGACTCTAATTTGGGTAAACCCATACTAATTCCCTGGTTCTTACCGGACCTGCCCCTGTCGATCTCTGATAAGAGAGATTCGGTAATCATAACTGTTTAATAGCATTAAAGTTAATTTTAGTAATCTTGCCATTCTTTAATGCTTCTAATTCTGCCCATTTATTTTCTATTACAAATGTGGCTAAAGAGAAATTAATATATCCGATATTATTTTTCTGTTCCCAGTCAATCAAATCTAAAACTTTCTTATGAGTTTCTGGACTCCATTTAATTTGCTTTCCATAAAATCTAAAGAAATCTTCTAGACTATCAAACTTTTTAGAGATACCTCTTAAAGAAACTGTTGTTCCATTAATTTCTCCAAACATAGGATAATGTTCAAATAATTCTTTACCTAAGTCAAATGCAGACCTAAATATAGTATTAAAGAAATTTTTATTTATAGGAACTTCTAACGGGTCAAAAACTTGTCCAGTTTCTGGAATCTTATAAGATTTAAGAATAATTCCTTTATCTCTTAAAGATATTAAAGTATTTCTAAAACTATTTTTATTATCTTCAGAACTTTTTAAAAATCGAGATAAATAATTCTCAGGATAGTCTTC